ATAGGATATGCTAGTCTAGGTGCAGTTACTCAAGGTGATAATAACGTAGCAGTTGGTATGGAAGCTGGTGACAATATTACGACAGGAACTAAAAATGTAACTATAGGACAACAAGCAAGAACAAGTGCAGTTGGAGGAAATAACCAAATAGTAATTGGTGCTACTACAACTGGTGTAGCAGATAATTCAGTAACTCTTGGAAATGCAGATGTAACTGCAGTTTATATGGCTCAAGATAGTGGAGCATCTATTTTTTGTGGTGATATATTTTCAGGTAGAGCTTCTTCTGGCTCAACTGGAAATGGTCATTCTATTAGGTCTGCTGATTCAGCTATTTTTAGTAGAGATGCTGGTGGTGAAACAGTTCAAGTTTGTAGAAATGCAGACAACGGACAATTTATTCAGTTTAGAGCAGATGGAAGTATAGTAGGAGATATTAAAAATACTGGTGGAACTGTGTCCCTTACTGGTTTCTCAGGTTGTCATGAAAGTAGTAGTTCTGATACTTTGGAAGTAGGAATGGTGGTAAGTACAATAGACGCAGAGCATAGTGAGAACCATGCTAAAGTAGAAATTTCTAATTAAGATGGAGATAAAAGAGTCTATGGAGTTGTGTCTGATTTAGAAGGATTAGATGGTAGCAATGCAACTATTGCCTCCGTTGGTATATCGTCAATTAAAGTTACTGGTTCTTGTGTGGGTGGAGATTTACTAGAAAGTAATGGAGATGGAACTGCTAAAGTACAGAGTGATGATATTATTAGAAGTAAAACAATCGGAAAAGTAACAATGGGTAACTCAACTGAAGAAGTTAAGCTGGTTAGTTGTGTGCTTTATTGTGGATAATAATTAACAAACAAGGAGTCAATAATGGCAAAAAAAGAAAAGAAGCCAGTCTTGAACCTAGATGATAAAGAGTATATCATTGAGGATATGACTGATGAGCAAAAGATGATGGTAAATCATATTAACGATATTCAAAACAAACAGAATAGCAATCAGTTTATCGCTGACCAGTTATCTGTAGGTAAAGAAGCGTTTATCAATATGCTTAGAGAATCATTAGCTAAACCTGAAGAGGCAGAAGCAGAGTAATGATTGTAAGGAGATGCGCCCAAGGTCACGATGTTGTAATTCACAAGAACACTAAGCCTAATATGGTTAAGAAAGTTCAAATGGCAGATGAATCTGTAGTATCTATTACTTATCCAAATTCTAAAGATTATTTTGTTTTAGTTGATGGGACAATAGAAAAAAGGACTAACTCATTTCAAACTGCTGAAGAGTTTTATTTGGATGAGTGCGAGAAAAAACACAATCAGACTAATGGGCGTATTGACTTAGTTCAACATAAATTAGTAAATAATATTGTGGTGGATAGATGAACAATCCACTAGCAAAACTCGTATCATGGCAATTAAAAACAGGACAACTCGATGGTTGGACTAGCTACCATATTGCCGCGGGAGCATTTCTATGCAAGATATTTCAATGGCTTCATTTTAGCGATTTTTGGTGCGTTATGGGCGTATTGATAGTTGGTATCGCTTGGGAAGTTTTCGAGTGGATAATAGAGAATTGGAAGCCTTACGGATCAAAGAAACGATGGGCTTACAATACTGCCTCGGATCTGATCGTAGAAACTGCAATGGCGTGGTGGATGGTGTTGTGAGAAGAGTACAAGCGCATTTGTTTATTTGGCTGTTGGTATCACTTACAGGCTGCACCAATGGATGGAGTGTTGGCGAAAATGTAGAGACCTATGCTTATGTAGAAATTTTAGATCAAGACTCTACCAGTCATTTTTATAGTGATCAAATTAGAATAAATGCAGATAATTGGTGCTTTACTCATTCACGTTTTGAAATTATACGAGAGCAATGAAAGAGCCACTTAACGATGAATTACAAATTAATATTTCGGTCAAGTGGGCAGTACAGATTGTGGTGTTTATTGTAACCTTGTGCGGCGCATATTATTCACTAGATCAAAAAGCAAATCAAAATAAAAGTGAATTGGAATACATTAAAAAAACTTTTATTGAGTACGAAGAAGTAGTCGATCAACGTGTAGGTCGATTAGAGTCATACAAAGAGCAAGAATTAGAAGCGGTCAACCAATCAATGTTAAGCCGCGTATTAGGCAAGGAATGAAATGCCAACAAATGAATTGCAAGGAATCGCAGAAGAATTATTTGGTAAAGTGGTATGGCTTGCAGTTGGCTATTTGGCCATTAGCATATTTAAAGGACTTATTCTTAACGTATATGAAGGGATAATGGTATGGTTGGGCAACGATTTCAATGCAGACGATGTCGTATATCTAGGGCCAGAAGAAAGACCCGCAAGAATTGTCCGTATGGGTGTTCGCAAAACCGTGTTCTACATGAAGGACGCAGACGGCCTGTGGAATATAAAGATGGCAGTGCCAAACGAAAGTCTAAAAATGATGGTTATTAAAAAACAGCTTCCAAAGAATGGCGGCAAATTTCACACACAAACTGGTCAGGAAACGAAAAATGGACACTCTTAAAATTGCATCAATTAGTTTTTCTAATTACGCATTAACTCTAGGCCATGTAAACGATGTACTGCAAATAATTGTAGCATGTTTGTCAATCTTTTTACTAATAAGAAAGATGAGGAATAAATAACATGAAAGCTCTTATCAACGAAATTAAAGAAAAAGCAATTGAGCATGCTATGACGGTTGCGGAAGATCAAGCTTCTATAATGAAAGGCGGCGTAGTAGAATGGATTAAGTCGGATGAATTTGAAACGCAGTTAGCTGAGATGATGGATAAAGCGATTAATATTCCATTTGTAAAAGATGAAAAAGAAGAAAAGCATTTTCGTGCGCTTGCAGATATTATACAGAATTTAATTGCTGGATTTGTAGGACAAATAAAGATTAAATGATCACGTACCGTGGACAACGATTTTCTGGCTATAATAAACCGAAGCGAACTCCGGGAAAAAGTAAGAAGTTTGCAGTTCTTGCAAAGCAAGGCAAAAAGATTCGGCTTATACGTTTTGGGGATCCGAATATGCGAATTAAGAAATCAAGTCCCGCTCGACGTAAATCATTTCGTGCGCGTCATAAGTGCGATGCGACATCAACTAAACGGAATAAACTAACTGCTCGACACTGGAGCTGCAAAAATTGGTGACAGTATGGCTAAAAAAGTAAGTTGGATGTTTGGAAAGAAAAGATATTATGGTACACTTATTCGTGAGACCAAAGACTACAAATATGCACGTACCAGTAATGGAAAAATAAAAAAGATTAAAAAGAAAAGGGGTTAACATGCCAAGCAAAAAAGGATACGGAAAGAAGATTGGATTCAGCAAGAAGAAAAAGAAGAAAATGACAAAAGGTAAGAAGCGTAAGTGATAGATAAAAAACAGATGCGGGGCATCATTAACGATGTATTGCAAAAGCTAGGTGACAAATATGCAGATCCAAAAGCATTAGACTTGGTTTACAATACTGGCTTAGTTGAATCTAAATATGTTTATTTAAAGCAGATAAAAGGCCCCGCTGTTGGCTTTATGCAAATTGAGCCTTTTACCGCAGTAGATACGTGTATTAATTACTTACAGTTCCGTGAGCCGTTAATGAAAAAAGTCGCAGAAGTGTGCTATCTGGATTGGAAGTATTTTATAGATCCAACGGAAGAAGATTGGCGCTATATCTTATCTACTAACATTGCATCAATGATTATTTTTTGCCGGTTACACTACAGACGTGTACCAAAGCCATTACCTCGTACATTAGCGGAACAAGCTATCTATTGGAAAGCATACTATAACACTGCTAAAGGCAAAGGTACACCTGAACACTTTGCGGAGATTGTGACTAAATATGGATGATGCACAAAAAATAGCACATATTATAGAGGTAATGAAGCAGCTACAAGAATTAGAATTAATGTATGCAGAAAACCACGGTACAGATACAATTATACTTAGTTTAATGCTTGCGTTAATTCACAACACAAAAATACCAGAAGTAACCATAATACCAGACAATAGAGGGATGGCCCAAGCATGAGCAGATACGAAGCATATTGCAATATAACTACAGATCTACAAGCTATATGCGATGTGGATTCTTACGATCGAAAGCGGTTACTAGCGGGTCAATTTGTTGAAAGCGGAACCAGCAATTTATATTACTTACATAATTCTGGATATGTATCCCAGTTATATATGAATGGTGCAGAGCAGACGCTAGTAACAGATACACCAAATGCTATGGGAGAATATGCCTACCAAAGCGCATCGGATCGTTTGGATGTGTATATCGGTGGTAGCAGTGTTGCAGATATGAATGCCAGAGATTGGTCAGAAGGCGTTGATTTCAGCGATACAAAGCAAGCTGCGGTTGACGAAGCATCAGATTTTATTCGTAGTTATATAAATAGACCAATATACAAAAGAAAAAATTCAGATTTACAAGGCGCAGCATCACGTACCTATGATTATATTGTTATCCGAATCAACGCAATATTAGCAGCTGCAAATTTAGTACGCAGAGATGATCCAGCAAAAGCAGATGAGCTATATGCTCTTGCAATCAATCAAGATGGAGATGGCTTATTAGATAAGCTAAAGCGTGGAGAATTTGCTTTATGGCATGAAACATCAAATAGATCCGATGATGGTGTTGTGCAGCTTGTTACTGCGGATGCTAGCTCAACTGGTTTTCCCAGAGATATTAAACTTGCTGGCCCACCCGCAGTAGATTACGATGAAGTACGTTTAGTTATTTCTACTGGTGGTACGTTT